CTTTGGCTGCCTCAGCAGCTTCTTTGGCTGCCTCAGCAGCTTCTTTGGCTGCCTCAGCAGCTTCTTTCGCTTTTTGTGCTTCAGCTAAATCAGCTTTCAACTTCTCAAGTTCAGCACTGTTATCCTCTGTATTACCACCAGGTTGTGCAGGAGGACACGCAATAGATGGTAATGTGTCAGTAATACCTGTACGAGCGATACGGTCACGTGACAACTCATAGGTGCACTCACAATTTTCTTTCATAGGAATCTCCTTGGAAATTAAGGTGCTAAGCCTCTTAGCACCTATGGGTTATAAATAATCACCAACTACACGTTCAATCGCAGCAGGAGCAACTGTTACATTACCGAAGAAGTAAGACACGTTGAATGGGTCAACTGCGTACTCAACTTTACTCACGCTTTGTTTGTCGTAGTCGATGTCATTCGCTAATGTATCAGCTGTAACACCGTTGCCCGTAAAGGTCTTCGTACCCTCGTACACTTTGCCGCTATACATTGTGATTTTGTAATGTACGGTTTTTGTGATACCGAACGCTTCGTTGCCAACAGATGCGTCATCGTAGTTAATGCCTAAGTCCGGATTACCATAAGACGCACTTAATGTGGCAAGAGATGTACCCTCAGTGTATGGTAATTGCGGGTAGTCTAACTCAACGGTAGTTGGTAAAATTTTGCCAGGTTCAGCATTACCAGAGAAACGTTCAGGCGTAGTGAATGTCAATTTCTGACCTACGTGTTTCTCGTTAAAGTCTTTGGCGTCAGTGTAATCTTCACGATTAAATGCACCTACAACTTCATTGTATTTGTAACCGTCAATCGCACTTGTGGCTTCAATAGTGAAATTGTTAGCCACTTTGTTCACTTCAGCTGTAGGTGTGCCTAAGAAATATTCTTGTCGAGGTGCTGGACGTTCTTTCATTTCTACAAAGTTCGCTTCCATAGTTGCACCAGTCTCGACGTGTCGAATATACTTATGACTAGTTACAGCATAATGCGTATCTGTGTCAGCAGGTGTAGGGTACTTATCTAAAATTTCAAATTCTGCACCAGGTGCTGCGACTTTACCGTCCACCACTTTAATTGTGTCGTTGTCTAAATCAGACTCACGAATAATGATAATTGCCATATTAATCTCCGAAGAAACCTGTTAAATCTACAGAATACACACGACCTGCTTTCAAGCCCTTTCCGTAGATGTTTTTATTGTTGCTATTGTACCAAACTTTCCCACCATCCCACGTTTGTAGGCTGGCACTGTCTAGATTATTTGGTGCCTCTGTAGGTAGTTTAAAAATAACCGAGCCGTCGGGAATATCTTTAAGTACCTTAAACTCTAAATGTGTTTTGCCTACACCATCAAGAATCGACAACATACGAAATTGTGGGTCTCGGTACGCACGTGGATTTTCCGTCGTCATAACAGATTGGTCTTGTGCGAACTCAACAACGAACCAGCTAAACGGCTTCGCCACTCGAACTTTGTTGTCCTCAATCGTAAAGTCGTCTTGGTGTAGATCTTCCTTACGAATTACAATGGTCATTCGAAATACCCACCAAGATTAAGGATATACCGTGTACCCGCTTTAAGACCATTACCCATAACCGTGCGAGAACCAGCATCCACCCAAACGGAACTTCCGTCAAACGTCTGCTCCTCGATCAACTGAACAGGGGTTGGTGCTTCAGGAGGCAGTGTATATAACGCACGACGTGGGCCGGAGTCGATAACCATCTTAAAGTCTAGGTGGATATTACCTTGAATACCTGCGACAGAAAGGTAGTGGCGACCGATTTTGGCGTAGTCAACAGCCATTTGTGTAGTAATAACGCTGTCAGGAGCTACGTATTTAACGTCGTAAATCTTAATGGTAGGTCTAACTCTAACTTTATTATCGACAATGTCGAAGTCATCGTCGTGTAGATCTTCAGGTCGGATAACCTTTTTTACTGCCATATAAACTCCAAAGGGGGATTACTCCCCCAGTGTTAATTAAGCTTCTGCTTTAGGTAATACGTAGCCAATGGTAGTACCATCTAAGCCTTGTAACTCGTCGCCTTTGAGTAATTCAGCAAGAGCTTTTACCGTTTCAGGGTCTTTGACCGCTTCCACTACTTTCGCTTTGCCAACGTAGATACCGTCGTCTTTCGCTTCAGCAAGATTGTCAGCTTCTTGCGAAATTGCTACTAAGTCAGCAAGGGTAGTTTCAACAGTTTGTTCGTTACCACCCTCTGCGTCAGCTACCGTAACTTTTAACTTACCGGTTTTTTTGTCTGCTTTGATTGCAGTCACACGTAAGTCAACACCAGCTTCAGGGATTTTCGCAACTAATTTGCCACCTTCAACAACGATGGTAGTACCATCAATGTTTGCTTTTAACTTGCCGTTCTCAATGATAACACCGTCACCGATGTCACGCTCTGTAACCACTTTAATTTTAGCCATCTTATTTCTCCTATTGTTGGCTTGTCGCTACCTTGAAGTAGCGACGTATTTATAAAAAATTACACGCTAATCCATTTTCCCCAAACATTCGGATTTAGAATTTCACCGTTCAGGCTCATTCCAGCGTCGTTGGTTCTAACTGACATACGTGATCCGTGGAAAACAACTTGTACAATTTCAACAGGTGTTGCGAATTGATACCCACTGAAGTCGTAGTCCTGTTTTCCTACAAAATCAGACTCTTTGTAACCTGCGTCAACTTTCTCGCCATTCGTAGTTTGGTTGATAGGTTTGATAGGGAAACCTTTTACAATACACGGATCAGGTAGGTGTACACCAGTACCCTGCTGAATGATGTCGTGTGTACCGCCGTTTGTATTTACAATAATGTTACCAAAAAATACTTTCATACCTAGACCAGTTAAGTCACGATCCAAGTCAAAATACGCTGTTGGCTTATCGATAGATGGTGCGGTATTAACACTTTGATTATCTGAAAGTGTTTTTACTGATTTCTTAAGGGCGGTTAGCTCTTTTAAAATATCTTCAACGTTGACATTGTATTTGCCAGCAGTATCGTCAAAATCAAGACGGTCGCCCATATTGTCGGTGGTTACTACGAACACCGCAGAGGTGTCGTTAGTACCATTACCTTTTGTATGTTTACTCATTGTTTACCTCTTATGGTTTAATTGAACCAAGTAACACTTTGCCACTTGCATCTTTCAAGTCTACGAAGCTACCTAATAATGTTTCTAACGTAGCGACACGTTTGGTCAAGTCGTCTACTTGTTTTTGCATCGCTTCAATCTGCAACACGTTCGCTGTTACGTTAGTTTCACGATGCCACACTGACCAGTTAGTTGGATCTTTCAACGTACCATCAGCGTTCATACCACCGTCGTTAACACGATGCCATACAGCTTGGTCTGTACCAACTAAATATTGGTCAACCTGCACAGGCGATGCGATTTGCCAACCATTGAAATCGTAGGCTTGACCATCTACTAATTGAGAGATTTCAGACGTTGCGTTCTCTGTTGCGTTGGTAGAATTAATGTCAGCCGGTACACCAGTTACATAATCACCTACGTCTTTACCAATGAAGCCATAGAACGTTGAGTACCCAACTTTCTGGATACCGTTATTTAAGTTGGTAATCTTAGTTGAGTCTGTTGGTTTTAAGCTTACTTCCCCAGTCGCAGCATTAACTTGGAACTGGTCGTTGTTAAGTGCGAGTTTAAGTGGGTCCGCTTTAGTACCTTTACCTAAGATAGGTTTGTTTGCAAAGACTTCGCCAATTTGTAATGAACCGTCTGCACCAGCTTTGATACCGTCGCCAGCTTTGATACCAACACCAGTTCCTGTTACCTCAAGGCCACCGTTCGGTTTAACTTTAACACCGAGTTTATCAGTTTCGTTCGCACCTTTGTCAATGGTTTTGTCGAAGTCGTCTTCGGTTAAAACATCAGCGGCTTTCGGTACAGCAACAGATTCACCGTTAGGGTTGGTTAATACCACTTCTTTATCACCGATAGCCATTTTCGGATACGGTAATTCGTACTCGTGATCTTTACCAACACCGTCTGTTACAACGATTTTGTTTTCTTTGTACACCACATCTTTTACAACGTTGATGTCACCGTTTTTAATTGCTTCATTTACTGAGTCAACGAGAGCGTTGCAAAGTACTACTTTTGAGTCTTTACCTAACGCACCGCCATCACAGTCTTTTAGTCCAGCTTGTAGGTCGCCACTCTTTAAAGCATCTGTAATCGCTTTATTAATAAGTAGCTCTACCATCTCACGCTGAGACCCGCAACTTGCAGAACAAGTCATACTTCCCCCTATCTATAGTTTAGGATTGTTAAAAAATCTCATCATTTCCCTAGATGCGTCTTGATGACCTCAGCAATAGCCTTAGCCACCAGCCAACGCTTCTCATTGAGGGTATTCATACGAGCCTGGCAAGTGACGAACTCTAGTTCTACAATCATACCACCTGCTTGTACAAAACCCAAACGAGCGTGCTGACCTGCGTTCTCAGGTTGCCACCCATTGTTTCCACGAAGCTTAGAGCCTGTGACATCAACGATAGCCTGGGCAATTTTTTGAGAAAGTGCACGATCTTTTGGTTGGGACAATACTTCTACACCATACGCAGTGTATGTAGTAGACGCATTTAGATGAAACTCCACTGCCAACTCTGCCTTTTTAGCGAGTTGGATGGCTTGTGACAACGGAGCATTGGTACGACCCTCTCCGTCCGTCTGAACATCGAAGCCCCAGTTGCGAAGATAATACGCAACGTAGTTCCGCATATCTGCAGCGAAATCGGCTTCTTTGTAGCCGTTCGACACTGCACCTGGGTCTGTATTAGAGTGTCCCGCTGTAATCACGATCATAGCAAGCACCCCACGATAAAACCAGCGATACCGCCAACCAACACACCACGCCAAAATGCACAGCACCAGCAGATGGTAGTGACTTTCGTCTCGCCTTTTTCAACTTCGATGTCAATTTCCGCACCCTTGCAACAGAGTTCGGCAAAATCTCCCACAGGATTGTACCCGCAGAAGATTGTTTTTAATTTGCTTTCTTGCTCGGTTGATTCAACCTCGATTCCTTTGCGTTTACTCATAACGCTCGCCTCTTTGTTTTAGTTCCTCTAGAGCATCCATATATAAAAATTTCTTCTTAATTTGGATTTCATTAAGCTGTTCTTTAATGTCTAGAAGCTCGTCCAAAGGGGGGTTCAGTTGAAGCTCTAATTCTTTTTTCATCGTGAACAAGTCACCAGTATTATTTCCTTTACTGGAGCGTAAAGCCTTTTCTGCTTTGCGTACTTCACCCACCCATTTCTTCAATTCTTTGCGGGCTCCGTCTTGTTCAAGATTTAAGAGTTCGTCGTAACTTTCACCAATTCCCATCTTGTTCATTAGCTTAGTATATTCTTTATCAAACTCTTGTTCGACAGCGTACTCATTGTAATTTAAAGAGTATTTTTTAACAAGCATATCATTAAAGGCAGAGACTGGATCTTTACCCTCGAAACGCATTGATTTGCTAATATCTCCGATAAACTTACCACTACCTCCGATGAAGTGGTTAATCCACGTGTCGATAGAACTTGGAGCAACATCTGCGATACCCAATTTCGCCATCTCGAATGTCAACCATTGTGAAAAGACAGAGTCGTTCATATTGCGACGTTGGTAGTCCATCGGCTCGTCAATAAATGAGCCATCTTGTGCCCAACCGTTCTTAGGTGCTACGGCACGACCGAAGTAGTCTTTGTTCGCCACCAAACTCACCACAGGTTGAATCACGGTAGGAGACCAACCATACGCTACGTTAAATGCTGTGTCATCAGTCTCAGGTGTTTGGAACGGCATTAGTGACTCTTGTACAGAACGCATCACTCGTTCAACCCCTGCTGACACTTCTTGTTCACCCTTAGCCACACGGATGAACTCACGTGCAGCATTAAGTGGGATCATAAGTTCCTGGGCGATTGGAAATTTGAAGTCACCTAGGTGGAATTGACCAACACTTTCATTACGACGCTTCCACATCGGTGTACCATCTTCATCTTCCTCGTCATCACCCGCTGCTTGTGCAGCAACAAGAAGTGCCAGCATACCCATCGCTTTCAGGCCGTACGTACCATACTTAGGATTGACTAAGTTGTACGTTGTTTTCACACCGCCCATAATGGCGTTCCAGAACATCCAAAATGAACGAGGTGTACCCCACGCACCTTTCTGCTCGAAGTTACCGGTTAGGTTTTTCGAGATGTCACGGGCTGTGTTCGCCATTTCCCGGTTGTTACGTAAGAACTCAATTAAATCACGTTCTGAATTAAACTCACGTCCACCGTTCTGCATTTGTAGGTATTCTAACCAAGCAGAGAATCGTGCTGCGTTATCAGAGAAGTGCATTACCTGCATCAAGGTCTTCGCACCACGTGCCGTACGTGAACCTACAGAGCCACGGTTAAAGGCGAGCATATCTAAGTCGTCTGTTATCTTGTCAAGGTCGTAGTGAGCCATAGGGTTGATACCGCCCTCATTCAAATACGTCTTGTATGTGAAGTGAGCGTTCTTACCATCCCACTGACCTTTCAACAACATCGGTAACACACGCATCATACGTGGGATAATACGACCTGACAACTGCAGTGACTCAGCATCAGATAACTTACCACGGCTTGCCGCTTGGGTATTCGCTAATACCAACGTCATATCACGGATGAACGCTGTGATATGGAACGTCGGGTTAAGTACAGTACGAGTCAAACCTAACCAACGGGTCGTCGCACCTAAGTGGCGAATGAACGTATTGGTCACATTGTTTTTCTGTGCCTTGCTCATTTTCGCCAGGGATTGAGATACGATTTCATCCGTCAATACAAGTCGCTCACGCTTACCGTTACGGTAGAACGCTTTTGAACGTCCGTCCAAGATGCCCTCAGGTGCGTAGGTAGCGTGGAACTTGTCACCACGAGTCTTAAGTTCGTCTGACATAATACGTGCCATATGTGGCATCGGGTATTTCGCCAGTAAGTCTGCCGCTTCACGCATAATCGCAGATTCAGCCGCATTGTTAATACGTGCTTGTGAGTTCGCCACGTACTTACTTAAGATGTTACCCGCCTTGGTAGAACGTCCGTGAATACGACCGGAGAACGCCTTAACCTCAGAATCTTCATTTTGCAACGGAACGTAGAACTCACCGTACAAGTCATTGTAAGTGTTCTCGTCAATACGTCCCATCGCAAGCTCGAAGTCTAAGGTATTGTTGTTCATCTCGATGATCGCTTTCTCGAACTCTTTAGCGAACGCACGTTGTTGTGGAGTAAGTGACGCCATATATTTCTCACCGGTGTCATCTTTCACCCACGTTGCACCTTTGGTACCTTTAGCCACACGCTTGCCGTTTAAAACGTAATAACCGAATCCGGTAATTGTATCGGTAAGTAAGTCACGACCTTTGTAGTATGGATCTTGTTCACCGCTCGCACGTTTTTTACGACGGATAAAGTGCGGTGCACGCAACGCATACGCCAGGTCATCTAAGTCTTCCTTAGTCATACCTGAACGCTGTGCAAGTTGAGTAAGAATGTCCATATGGTCACGTAGATTCAACTTACCACCAACCCCGTAGTGGTTAAGCTCAGCACTCGCCTTTTGACGAAGTGCGTTAATGCGTGTCTCTACCTCAACCGGTACTTTTGCACCATAGGCGTTCTTCGCAATATTCTCAAGTGTGGTAATCCAGCTTGTGCTGTTGTTTAAGTTAATCGCAGACCAACGGATGGTACGGTCTAGCACACGCAACACAGGCTCAGCGATATTCGGTGGTAACACACGTTGGATGCCTTTGAACAAGTTGTATAAAAGCCCTGAGTGGTTATACGCCATCTCTGTCACATCTTGTACGTACTTCTCTTGCTGTGTCATTTCTGAACGGTGCTTCGGTACGAATCCGCTCTTTTGTGCCAATGTCTCAGTTTGGTCCCACGTAAGCCCCGTTTCTTCGTGGCTTTGACCTTGCTCATCCCACCAGTTAAGCGACCACAAACCGTTATCTTCATCAAGCTGTGCGATGGCAGCAATATGGCTGTCACGGTTCTGCTCTTGTGTACGACCTGCGAAAATTACCTGTCTCACAATCTTACGGCTCAAGCCTGGCACGCCTTTAATAGTTTGAGTGCGGCCATTGTTAGCCTCGAACAAAGAAGTAGTGTTTGTAATCAACTGGAACAACGCAGGCTGTTCATTTGAGTTCAAGCCTAATAAAGAACCGATACGTTTGAAGAACGCACGAACTGAGTCGAAGAAGCCACGTGGTGCACCATTTGCGTGTAACTTATCATACGCATTTTGGAACTTAGGATTAGATAAAAGCTCTGCCACGAACTCGTGTACACCAGTCACCTCATCTGCGGTGGTTGGGAACTGTGCCACAAACTCAGGTTGACTGCGTGCGTTATCCCAAGCACGTACAATTTCATCTGCTACAGCACGTTGCTCTTCATCAAGTGCGGCACGATTTTCAAGTGCGTACACTGTGTATGCGTGAACTAACTCGTGGATTAAGTCGATATCAGGCTCTTTCGAATTAATATCTAATACAATCATATTAGAAGCGATGTCGTAGTAGCCCGAACGCCCCTCTGCCGCTAAGTTGTCGTAGCGGATTAATACTGAGTCATCAATCAGGTCGACCAGCTTATCCACCACTTTGCCACGTGGGTCATTCTCAGCGAAGCCACGTTTGGCGAACTTCAACGCCTCCATCACACCGTAATCCTGCAACGCCCATTTAAATGTTGTTGGGTTAATACTTGTCGCAGGTGCATCACCGAAGATATTAGCCGACTCGTTACCGTACACACCACTGTGTTGCTGTGCAGACACAAGCTGGTCTGTGTTCGCTACCGTGTAGTAGTCTGTGGTAATGTCAATCTTACCGCCTGGTTCTTGTAAACGGATGTTTCTAAAGATTACTCCATCGTGGCCTGAATTAGTCGCAGCTTGTGCGATGTCACGGGTATTACCAATGTCATTCGTCACGTGAACTTCAGCACCTGGGAACTGCTGTTGTGCAGCTTCAGGTGATAAGAATGGTACGTAAACATCGTTACCGCGTGTAGAGAACATCAAGTCTTTTATGCCTTGTACAGACCAGTCCTTACCTGCTTTAACCCAATACAATGGGATACGTGGTAATTGGCTTGCGTGGTTAGCCTGGGCATCGAACACGAACGGGTTACCCTGCTCGATGAACACACGATGAACGAAGCCCTTGCCTGAGCTGTCACGTTTAACACGACCACTCACCACACCTTTCTTAGACATACGCACGTATGCACTTGCTACGTTAATATCCGGTGTAACAAACACGCCATCTTTAGACTCACGGAATCCCTTAAACACATCGTGAATGTTACTACCTGCAGCTGTGCCGTGATACATCACTTGTGGTTCACCAGTACGTGGATTGAGCAGAAGACGACTGTCTCCACGCTCCCAATCACCAAAACGACGTTTGAACGCAGGTGTACGCACTTGTGCCCATTGTTCAAAGTCTAATTCTGTCGCACCTCGTGCCTTAGCTGCTTCGTAGGTAGGTCTTCCACCGATACGGAAAATGGTATCAACGTGTTCTTTGTTTGCTGGATCGAGTATTGCCCGACTTAGCTCCGAGCTTGACTTTGGTGACTTTTTTGATTTTGTTTTCACCATTTCCTCGTCCGCTGTACGAGCCATCGTCTCGTTGTGCACTTCTGTCAGTAATTCATCGAAAGCTTTGTCGTGCGTACGCTCTTGCTCACGAGTTTCAGCGTTTCGTTTGGCTTGTGTCTCACGAGTTTCATCTGTCATCTCCTGAGCCACTTTGCCTTTCTCAGAAGTTTTAGTTGTTCCAATAAGCTCATCGCCTACATACTTAAACAAATTCGGGTGCTGTTCAGCTGTAATATCATCTGCACGTCCAGCCTTAACATCATCAAGGTATGAAACTGCTTCATCTCGTACAAGATTCAAGTCGATGTCTTTAGACACACGCTTGCTATTTACCAACGCTCCACCGTTAAGTGCGGTAATAATGGCATCTACTGCAGGTGTTAGTACGGTATTTTTACCACGTACAGACACTTTTACGTGTGCCATTCTTGCCAACATATCGACGTTGTTTGCCACACGGTTCGCCACATTTGCATCAGGATATAACTGATTGAGTAACGCCCCTGCTTGTGAGCTTGGGTCTGACTGCATACCACCAAGACCACGTGAAATGTTCAGCACTTCTTGTAAGTCTCTTGAACGTTTGTACAACGCAGATGCCGCCACCAAATCAGGCGTGTTCTGTGCCAGTTGGTATGTATCAGCGATTAATTTTTCCAAATTAGCTTCTACTTCAGCACGTGTTTCACCAAGATTGTTAGATACACTTTTCGCATTAGGGTCAGCAATAAAACCCGAATGTGCAGTCTCTAAAACCTTACGCACTTTCGCTTTTGTATCAACTACCAACTGACGCTCGAACGCAGCTTGCTGTTTCTTAATTTCTTCAGCCTGTTCAGTTGCTTCGTTTTGTGCAATCTCAGTAGCCGCATTTTCCGCTGCAGTACGCTCACCGACGATGCTTTGTTTCTGTGCGTCTTCGTAGTTTTGATTACGTGCGTCAGCATATTGACCCAAGTCAACGAGTGCCAATTTAGCTGTAAGTAATCTGTTAGCCGCAGCTGCATAACGTCCAGCACGCTCCGGTGCTCCGTCTTGCTGTGCTTGGTTTGCGAACTGTAGTAACTGATTAATCGCACCTGTAACAGACGTATTCAACTCATCTGCAGCCACACCACGTTTTGCCAACGTGTCTTTAAGTGTTGGTGGGATAATACCGTCTTTATCAAACTCTTTAACCACCGCACGTGCATCCTTGGTAAACGAGGTAATCTTCGTTTTCACATCAGGATCTTTAGCAGGAACATTTTGGAAGTATGCTTGTGGGTCTTTCGCAAAATTGACCGCACTTTCGTATGCACCAACCATATCTGCGAATTTCGCATCACCCATCATCGGTGATTGCTTCATCTCACTGAGACGTGCTTCTGCTGCAGGGATATTAGCTGGGTCACGCAGTGCTCGAATTTCATCAGCGATACCTTGCACATACTCGTCATTATCGTTGAAGTTGGCTGCCTTGCGTGCTGACTCAAACTTAGAGGCGAAGTCGTTGAACTGACCTTGCATAGCTGCAGGGTTAGTGCCGTTTTGTACATTTTGCTGTTTACCCAAAGTCTCAGTCATTTTATTGACTAGGTCTGTGTGACGTGTAACGTCTTTCAAAATCTGATTCGCTTGTTCAACTGAGACATTGCCTTGTGACACAGTGTCAATAAGGTTAGTCACTTTGCCTTGTTGCTCACGAATTAGATATTTGTACTCGTCTTCATTAGTGCGGTCGCCTTGTGCAAACTCTTGTGCAATTTCATCAGCACGTGCTTGAATATCATTAGTCTCACGATTACCACCAACCGGGTCGTAGTTAGAAACATCAAGTGCGGCAATTTGTGCATCAATGTCAGCAATATCAGCTTTCGCTTGTTTGTATGCTTGCACGTTGTGTCCCGCATCGCCAAGTGGGTGTGCACCAACGCCCATAAAGAGACCAACGATACCACCACGATGACCCTCGTGTTTCGCTCTTTCCAAGTCACCCTCGTTAATAGCCGAAGCAAAAGATAACGAACCTGCTTTAGCTCGTTGTTCTTCAGGAATTAGCGGGTTTTGAATACGATTTAAGTTCTGACCGAGTAAATCTTGGAACGAGTTAGCAGCGAACTCATCCACATATTCTTTACCTGCGGTAGTAGCTAAACGTTTAACCGCACCGATACCACCAATCTGATCTACTTTGTGGTTCAAGCGTTTTAAAATACTGCCCTCGTCAGCTTTCTTAACGAAGTCTTTTAACTCATTAATTGTTTTGCTCGCTGCACCGGAGAACTTACCTGAACGGTTTAAGATGTTGTAGGCAATATTATCCACAGTGCCTGGTAACATACCTTGCATCGCATATTGTTCTAAGAACGCCAACTCAACAGCGTTTTTAGCATCGCCTGTAGTCATATCACGACCATTCAAGAACTGCTCTAAACGGAATCCACCAGCTTCTTGTAATGCAGATACAGTTCGGTATTGAGCACCTTTTAATAGTGCATCTCCTACTTTTGTTCCAGCTTTCAATGCAGCGTTTGCAGCTACATTACCTGTGTCTTTGTATTTGAATCCGTTTGCTACGCCATCTTTGATGTAATTAAGGATTTTAGCCCCGTTCTTAGACAGGTTGGCACCCGCTTCAATACCTTTACCTACTGTATTACCAACAGCACCACCAACAAGTCCTAGCCCTTTGGTACCAATAACCATCGCCGCAACTTCAGGGCCTAGCATTTTAGCAAGCAACGCAGGGTGCTTAGCTGCCATTTCCAACGCATCACCGATACGGTCATTGTCAACAAGGTAGTTAAAGTATTCTGAATTACCCTCAACTTCCTCGTCACCTGCCATATCTTGTAAGTATTTTGTGATGGCACCTAAGTTCTTCTGAGCACCCATATCAATGTTTATGCCCATTCGGTTTTGTAGGTCATCCGCTAGAGAAATTAGCGAGTTGATACCACGCACGGCACCACCGGCAGTCTCTGTAGCTGTATCAGCGATTACAGATAATGCGGAGTCATCGTACTCATCGTTGGCACCAACACCATAAGCCTTAGCAATTTTCTCAAAGTATTTGTCAGCACTTCGTTCAGCCTGTTGCAACTCAGGTTTTAAACGTGCGAAATCTTGCTCTGCGTATTTCTTGAGAATATCACGCTTGATGGCATAAGGTGTACGTAACCACATTTCAGGTGTGTAACCTGCTTCTTTCAAGGCAATATTAAAACGTGAACCATCCTGGAAAACACGAGTGCTATCCACTTTACTTCCGTAGTTGTGGACAGTTTCTCCCTCTTTCCATTTCGGTGGTTGGTAGTTGATGCCCAATGCTACACGACTTGTGTTGTCTGCGTAGTCATCATATGGGTTATCTTCGACTAAAAGTGGGTCTTGTGTTGGTTCAACTGCAGTAGTTGTTCCACCAGTCGTAGAAACAGCAGAACCAGTCACTACTGGACTGGTCTGTGTATTGAGTTGGTTTTGTTGCCAAATTGTAGGGTGAGTTTGGTACAGGTCTAATAATGGGTCAGTCATAAAAGATTTCCTTTTATACGCCCGTCATCGTTCTCCCATACCACCCTGTTGGGCTTGTCAGAAATTGCTGAACGTCGAAGTCAGCCACAGATGCCGGAGCGTTACTTGCTAATGGTTGCTCAATAGCTTGCGACGGTGCCTGCATCATCTGTTGTAGAAATGCTGGGCTATTCGCTAGCTCACTACTCGGCATTATAGCACCTGTTACTTGCCTGGCAAATCCCTGTGGTGTGTTTTTGGCGATAGCTGTTTGTACCTCTCCATTACCCATCAACCAAGGCTTGCCTGAATCACCGAACGCTTGTCCTTGTAGGTTGTAAAGCTGTCCGTTTTTCGTAACCGTGTAATCTAAGTGCGGGCCAGTCGAGTTCCCTGAATTTCCTGTCAACCCGATTACCTGACCTTGCTTGACAATATCACCAGGCTTCACGTGGATTTTGTCCATATGTGCCCACTGTGCACAAACGCCTGTCTCAGGATCGCATACTGCCACATAATTCCCGTAGCCGTTCGGGTCGACTCCAACTTTCACCACTTTCCCCGATAACGAGGCCGTCGCCTGCGTCCCGACTGGTGTGCCAAAGTCTGTGCCTTTGTGGAACGAACTCGCTTTCGCATTTGGTTTTTGTCTATTACCACTGGCTGACGTAACTTGGAAATTACCAATAAACGGTGCACCAAGGCCAAGCCCATAAGAATAATCAGTCACCATCCGTACATCCCCGTTGGTTTAGTTAGCCACTGTATTGTGGCATATTCAGCCGGACTACCTGATACAACGATGGCTGGTGGTTCCTCAAACTGTTGTTTCGGAGCCTGCATCATCTGTTGTAATAAGTCTTGTCCAGCCTTTTTAGTTGTAGCCGCATAGCCTGTGCCAACTGCATCAATCGTTGGTCTTGTGGCATATTGAACATTACCACCGCCTATCGAGCTTGCATCTAATCCAACTTTATTGAACGCTTTGCGAATAGAATCCCACGAGTGTCTAAATTGTTGGTATGAATCCGGTGCCGTTGGTAAGCTGGCCCACTCCTTACCGAGTTTTGGTAGTGCTGAGTTCCAGTTCCCATTTATCACATCGTTCAATGCACCACGCTGATTAATAAGATAAACAGCTGCGGCATCTTGTGAAGTTGGGGAGAAGTCCATTTTACCCCACGCCTTTTCAATACCTTGCCACGTCGGGTAGCGGATAGCATATTTACCATTTGCTGTAGACTGCAGGTTTCTACCGAGCTTGTCTTTGAACCCCCACGTACCTTGACCTGTCGCTGCTGGGTGTGCCCCAAACCCTGTAGTCAGCAACGCACCGTTCGTACCGCCTTTTGCCAGGTATGGGTTAGAAAACGAGTGCGTGCCCTCCGAAATAGAGAGCACATTTAGGAACTTACGCAAGTTGTCGTTCTGCTGCAGCAACTGCAGTGCTTCTTCACGAGTCATTGTATCTCCTTAGAAACGTGTTGAACCAACAACATTTGCGTTTTTACTTTTGGCTTCGTTTTGTTTTTCCTTGAAGTCCTGACTTTTCTTCTGTAGTTCTTCTCTACCTTTTTGTCTGATTTCTTCAAGTTCTTTTTTGTTCTGCTGGTCTATCTCACGTAAACGCTCACGCTGTTCAACTGTTAGACCTGAACTGTTTTTTGCCATAGTACTCAATAACTGAGGACCATTTGGTAGAGCAGCAATCTGTTGCATAAACTGCGGCATCTGATTGGTAGGGATATTATAACGAGCGTTACCTAATTGGATAGCTGTTGTATCACCATTTGTCTGAATAGACGCAATAGGACTTGTCACACCGTATAAATTAGGTTGTGCTTCATAGTCCATACCGAACATACCTGCTAATGCTCCTTGGTTCCCTTGTCGCTGTGCCGCTTGTTCAGCATATTGAGGTACAACCATCTGTAAAGCACCTCTCTGTCCGTTATTGTCAAGAACTTGGCTGATTGCCGCATATTGGGCTTCCTGCATTGGGACACCCTGCTCCAATAACTGTTTCGTCGCCTGCCACGCACGTGGATCATTCATCGCCTCCTGAATTGCACTTTGTGCTTGAGCTGATCGGAACGCTGCCATATTCTTCTGATTTTGACCCAACATACGGGCCATAACAGTTTGTTGAGCCACTGACAACGGGGTATTCATACCAATATTCATACCTGACCACGATGAGTAGTTAGGGTCCGATCCATTATTGAAATGTGGGTTATTGGTATAATTGACTGGCTGACCGTTGTCAAAATAATAGCGTCGTGTTGTCTGCCCGTTTCGATAAGCTAGTCTGTCATCATACGTTGCATCACCAGGAACTTGATGTGGTGCAAACTGTGCAAACTGAATCGGTGTCATTGTTGAATAGCCACCAGCTACTGAACCATCTGTAGGTGACGCTCCTTTTACAGAAGCCGTCGCCGTGGTCGGTCTCACGCCTGATGCTAAATCAACAACCGTATCAGCTACACTTGAAGCTAGTCCTGCTGTTGGTGGCACACCATCTACTACTTTAACTTGACTAGGTTGTTTCTGAGTTTCATATACAGCTTGTTCCGGTGCAAAACCTTTAGTCATCCAATTTTGTGTGACTGGCTCTGCTGTCTTAACAACTTGCACTGGTTCTAGTAACTGTGTAGGACCTGAAAACGCATCAATAGGACTACTGCGTGCTGCAATATAGTCATTCGGGTTTGCGTTAGCTGGTAGGTTCTTCAACGCTTCATTGATTCCTCTAAGAAACGCTGCTCGATCACCTACCGCTTGATATAAACTCAATTCTCCTGGAGTAGCCATTACTCACTCCTATCCTGTGATTGTATTACGATATACACCAGGTGCAGCTAACATCTGCTGTAAAAAGTTTTGGTTCGCCACTGCAGTATTGCTTTGCGGTGCGAACTGGTATGCACTACGGTATGGTCCGATGTTCTGTTGCTGGGCGTACGCAGTAGTTGTTGTGGTAGACGGAGACTGATTAACAGGTTGTTGACCTACCTGTGTTTGCTGATTAACCACACTTTGCGTGTTAGGTCTATTCAACAAATCATTCATCGTCATACCTGAGTTGGTAGCGATCAACGCATTGAGCATCTGATTCTCTAGGTAGTTATTCGTCTTGGCAAGTTGTTGCTGTTCTTGAATTGCATTGTTCTGTGCAATCTTCGCATTAACTGCCGATGGATCTACCAACGACTTGTTCGTAAAGTTGTACAAGTCAGTTGCCATACGCAAGTTATTAGATAATCCACTCTGCCAAGCGTTGCCTAAATTACCTAGCCAACCACCTAGCCCACTGCTCCCACCGAAGCCATAACCTGCTGCTCCAAGAGTCATATCAAACGACATAACCTGGTCCTCCTAAAAGTTGTAATAATGATGTATCATCTGTGCCTTGTGGGTCAAACAATGGGTCTGTACCCGCTGCAATTTCACCGCTATCTCCAGGGTTCAGACCTAACGCATTTGCCACACGTTGGATTGTCTCAGGGTTCAACGGTCTTTGTGTCATATCCATACCAGGTGCGTTCAACATATTACGCATCGCATCACCTTGTGGAGCTAACATATGCTCAGGTACCATAGCAGGAGGTGCTGACCCATTTGGTGCATTAACCAGTAATGCCATAAGATTTGGGTCAACTTGCCCACTTTGTAATTGAGCTAACATATTCGGATCTATATTTCCAGCTGCCATCTGCATAGCCAACTCAGGATCGGTAATCATAAGTTGTTGTGCTAGTGCCTGCATATCAGGTGCCATCATTGCATTTTGACCCATACTCATTTCTTCGAGTGGTGAGACATCGCCTGCACCACCCATCATTCCTAGACTACCTAGGGTTCCTAATTCGCTCACGCTATGCTCCTAAAACGCAGTTTCTGAGTTAGTAGTAGGGTCGCCTGGGTATTTTGATTTTTCACCGCCACTACCGTCACAGTTGTCCTCGCTATCGTAGCAGAGGAAGTATCCGATTGCTAGTGCCACAAGTCCTGCTAGTGCAGAAATACCACCAACGTCTTTTTCCGCTGTTTGTCGTAAACTTGCCGCCAACCACGCATAGTTTTTGCCAGCACTCGCTAATACATCTAAGCCAAGTTTCAACAATGCCATATGTTTCTCACTATGCAGACCAAGTCGTTTGTCTTGAATTGCAATAGCAGTTTTTTCGTAATCTGCAGATCTGTTTTTACGAGAATCACGATGTTTCTCAAACAACTCAGCACCATCAAAGTGTAACTTCATATTAGTCTGCCAAGCAGTTTGTCTTTCAGCTTCTCGTGCTTTTGAAACTGTACCTACAATTTCTGCTGCAGTCGCTAACGCAATACGTGTATTCAACTCACAACACTGGTTGGCACCATATCGGTTCACCTGTCTACAAAGCTCTTGTCGTTTTTGTTTAGCTTTAGCTTCAGCATCAGCTACAACACGCATACTAATACCTAAATAATCAGGCTTGTATCCGCACAGAATAAACTCACACAAACGCTCGTGAATGGTATCATTACAAGGTTCTAGCTTGTCAGCATAGGCTTCTTCATCTAAAGCCATATCTTTAAGCCAGTCCGCTTCTCTCAACAACCAGTCATCTGCTGCATCAGCCAACGCTTTTTCTGCCGGAGCTTCTTTGTCAATCAAGTTATACCCGATGTCACGCATACGGTCATTGATTGATCGCCACGTATCTTCGGCATCTTTAGCTTTCTTAATTAAGCTATTTGATGCGAAACGACCCAACACAGAACCTAGTAAACTAGCGATAGCTAACCATTTACCATCGTCACGCTTTGGTTGTCTTGGGTATTGGATAATGTGATTAGAACTAAACGCTGGTGAGTTTGTACCACCACTTCTGTTCTCACCAATCTCAGCGTAGTTGTAATCCTTGCCGGCTTTCTTTTCATTCTTCTCTGCTTCTTGGTGGTTCGTAATAGTACCGCTACCTGGCATATTATCCCTCCGTTAGTGTTTCACGTGATGTTTGCACGTGGATCTCATCAATCGTAATTCGAGACCGCACTTCAACAGCCCACGTAATCGCTCTATACTTGCGAGGTAATAAAAACGGCTTGTTTGTAGAAACATCTCGTCTGTAATACTCTCGACCATCTGCATACACAATAACTTCAATAGAGTGTCGCTTACCTGTTAATTCCGCTACGTATGCTTTGTATTGAGGGAATTGTCTGATAAAGGTTTCGGCACTTACATTGGCATACTTTTTCTCAAAGTTTTTGTATGCTGCCAGTGCTTCTTCTGCACCAGCTGACATCATCATATAATCAGATGATACCACTTTTAGTGTCGTTGGTCTCCATAACCCTGGCATAACCATATCAGGTGAACGCCATACCGCACAACGATTAGGTTCACTAGGCTCACCCCATTTGCGTAGGCGTGCTTTGGCATCCTTGCCAACTTTCATCACGAACACCAACCCACCTTGGTGATGTGCATAAATGTTGCTCGCTTTCTCTGTTGTGACAACAAAAGACGGATCCCGACGATCATCATCTGAAAAGTTCATTATCCAGTTGTGTCTACCAACACCGTGAATTTTATCATCCCAAAACGCAATACGAGTTTCTTCACCTGCATATTCTAACCACTCTCGTTCTGTAAAGAACTGACCTGTGATCAATTTAACACCTTGTTCGGTAAACTCATACACTCCATTAGGTGATACGAAGAACATAATATGTTCTGCAACACAAACGGCTTCGCCATTGTAAGCTGGAGCTTTAACTTCAACTTCCTGAATACTTACAGCTTCTTGCTTAGTATTAATGATGTAATGTAGACCATCTGTTAAAGCGAGAATGGTGTGGTGAACATTACCCTCAATCGGTGATGTCACTTCTTCAGCTCGCAATACGTTATACATCAACCGGTATTCTTGAGACGGATCAAAAGCGTGCTGTCTATGCGGTTGTGAAAAGTAAATAGACTTGCCTTGCCACAACATAATTTGGTTGTCACCGACTGCAGCAACACCTGCCACACACGATGGTGGTGGACCGTCCATCTCGGTATCTAATTCTTCACCAAGACTAATAATACAGTTAGTGCTGTAGTATGACTGTTCGCCAACACAATGCTCGCCAACGTACAGCCAGTGACCAATTCCATCGCTATCTCCAACGAGCATATACCATCTACGTTTTTTTGCATTAGCAGGTGGTGTGTCATTCGCTGTCATCTTAACAGCGTCACCATCGTAAAACTCAACGTGGTTTGTTGGGTAGCTAGGTTGTGATTCTTCACCACAACCGTTCACATAGGTAAAACAGAACGCTGTATTAAATGGGATTTTGTCACCGCACTCTCGGTCATACATAGGCACGCATAACAAGTCAATGTCATCGGCAACACAACCCTGATCAGTAAGTGTTTCGGCTGTCGTCTTATTCTTACAATCAGGTTTCTGCATACCGACTAAAATAGGCTTTTTCTTCTGCGTCACACGTGTAATAGACTGGCGATAAAGCTGTTTGTCTTCACCAACGAAGAAGAATGTATTTTCACCTAATCGGTTGGTGTAATCAGGTGCGATTGTAGTGAAATATGGGAAGCCTACATACACGCCATCTTGATAATGTAGTGTACGTGGCTCCCCGATATAATCTTCACCATTCACAGTAACGGCAACAACTTGTTCACCTAATTCAGGTAATGGTTGAAAACGACCGCCATAAATATCCATATCCTGTGCCAACACAGAATATTTGTCACCTAATTTCTTAGGGTGGACTTTCGGAATCATCCCACCAAATTGTACAAAGTGCATTAAACCACCCCGATACCAATTAAGTTTGTTCCGTTGTAAATTTTAACCAACGACCCTTTCGCATAGGGGCTTAAGTCTACTCTAGCTAATCCCTCTGCGTTGGTGGTCACCGGTAAATCTGTGTTGTTCACGTTCACACGAAGTGCGGTACTTTTTAGAGCGTGGATATACCAAGTTCCATCAGCATTAACCATTTGTGCTGCAGGATCGCCTTTATCACCCTTATCACCTTTTAACGGTGCTGGAATCGCATTTTGAGCACGAACGACACTGTCGTCACTTAACGTAAATACAAGGTCACGTCCCTCTGCTCTAGCCGTAGCAATTTTAGCTGCACTATCACCCGCCACGCCAGCATCGCCCTGTCTACCGGTCTCGCCATTGTCGCCCTTGTCGCCTTTTGGCCCTTTCGGAACACGACCGGTCGCCTGAATAGTAGTGCCGTCCGGATACGTGAATGTGAGAACGCCTAATGGGCTGATGTTAATTGCCGTTGGTAGTGGACCCTCATCGCCCTTGTCGCCTTTCGGACCACGTAGACCACCGGTTGTACCAGCGTCATTTGGTTTATCACCACACTCGTCGCAACCACCCTCACCACAATCACAACCGCCACCGCAACCTGCTTTGAACAATGATGCACAATCAACGGATAATGTATTGGTGGTACAATCGAAATTTAACGGAGATTGAACATTCAGTGGGATTACACCATTGATGTCTTCGAAGAACTCTTTGTTGGATGATGTGTATGATACTTTCGCATTACTCTTAATGCAGGTACAAGCGTCACCTAGATTACGCTCAACCTCTAGTACATCACCATCAATTCCAACAACACGCATTGTCTCACAGCAAGAATTACATCCATCAACGGTAATGTAAAAGTGTGATCCTTTTGTAACTGGGGGGAAGTTTTTGCCGTGTCCTTTCATTAATTGAATACGTGTAGCATCTTCAGGCACAGCTTTAGACGTGAACCCGATGCCACTATACTCGCACGAAATAAATACAAGATTGTTGTTACACGCCATCCCGATCACCTTTTACTTGTCTGCTTTTTTCAATGCGTTAATTGCTTTAGTCATCTTCGCTAATTCAGCATTAACTTCAGTCTTAAACGCTTCAAGTTTTTCATCAACTTTAGCGGCCACTGTATCAGCGATATACTCGTCCAAAAGCACTGTATTTAAGTCGATGGTAACGCACGTTCCTGCCGGGTGGTTTAACGCACCTGTTCGACCGGCATCACGTTCAACAGAAATCACACCACCTCTTAATTCTTTGATGTGTGTATATTTGACAATCTCAGCACGACCGTTGCGACCGATTAGTGAGATGTATGTGTGGTCGCCCTCGCTTAATGTATTTAGTTTCTTCGCCACTTGTGCAGGGATTTCAATCTCTGTATCACTAGGACTTACATAATTGCGAAGTGCGGTAGAAAAGTGGTTAATTAGTTTTAGCATTTGTCGCTCCCGTTTACACCAATAATGTGACCACCCTCGTCAATTTCGATACAGGTGTCACACGTCCAACAAATAGTTTGTGGCTCAATCGTTTTCTTAGCTTCGCCACCTGTGCAACTTGACACGAATTCGCAGAGTTGGGATGGGTTCCACTCCACTTTGACGCACGAACCTTTGGGGAACGAACTTGCGGTAGTTTCATCCTGACCACGCTCTACGTGGAATTTATCACCATTTACACTTGTGACTTTCATATATTCACGAACGCCACCATTTCTAACCGTAATGTAGAAATGATCTGTAGATGGCACTTTAAAACGAATACCGTCACCAACTGGTACAGTAATAACGTTATCTTTCGCAGTGATTTGTTTACTCAACTCGGTCACTAACCCGAATGGTTTAATGCTTAACATTCTTCGCAATCCTTACAATTTTGAGCTGGAATTGGTACATACTCATCGTCATACTCAGGTTTACGATCACAGCACGTTAAACCACAACGACAATCTTCTTCGCCACAGGTAGAGCATTTATGGCAGCCATCATCTTCAGTCATATCATACTTGATCAATCGTGCTTCACACGGTGGTAAGTAGAATAATAAAGTCAGACATAAACAGCCATCAATGTAGATGTCACCCTCGTAATAACCAGTAGGTAAATCACGGAACTCATCAAGCCAATCGAAGCAAATAGCCCCATCATTACGAACACGAGTAGGCGGTTGACACATTAAAACTCGGCAATAACCTTTGCGACGAATATCCATTCTTAAATAAGATCGGATAAATGGCAACGGTTTCTCATCGCATCGGTAATTTCCTATTAGATAACAGGCTTCAGCTGCCATACGGTCAACTTTGATTGCATCTCTTGCACGTGTGCGTGGTGGGCAACGTTCTTCACAAGGTGACGGCTCACAACACCGCTCTACAGGCTCCCACTTAGGTGGCTCCAATCGGCAGTCCGGTGTACTGCAACATTTATTGTCTTCACACCCTGACGCACTTTCAAACATTCTCTCCATTTAGGCTCTCCAAAAGTTGTCAAATGGTCTTCTCATTGGGGATGTGCCAAGACGCATTTTCATCGGTATCGGACCACGTTTCTTAGTTTTAGAACGGATCTGCTTGTATTTTTCTTCTACGTTTTGTCGCAACACCATCGCATACTGCAGGTTCGTCCACTCTTGTCCTGGAATTGCATAAAGTTCTGCTAGTGCACCGTCTTTGATTTCAGTCATATAGCGTTCATAGATGAAATCAGGGATTTCACAATCATCACGTGAAATTGACCACGAGTACTCAACACTCATATCAACTTCAAGTGGTCTAGAACAGCTTTCTTGTGGTGCTTCTCTTAATACAACACTAGGCATACCATCGTGCATTAGATCAACTTCATAATCTACTCCACGTTGTAAAGTATTCCAAGATTCATCAGGAATCGATCCTGGACATCCGAATCGCACTTCAATTACATCAATAATGGTACGACACTCAATCGTATCAATGATGTAGTCAGGTGTTTTAGCCACAAGTGGAAATTGTGCAAAATCACGAGCCACTTGCGTCTCTTGCATAAAACGTACGATTGATTCACGCACTGCGTGTTGGATGATTGAACTAGGAGCATCCGGTGCATATGGGAAAATAAAATCCTCAAAATCTTCAACTGTTCTAGCCATTCATCACCCCTCTACGAGCAAGTTGTCGTATTTCATCACGCTGTTTGTAGTCGTAAATCTGTAGCAGGTCTAACGCATTTTTCCAGTGCTGGTTGCTGCGTTCTCTGTTCGCTACGTCTTCAATGTCAACGCCATACGCATAGTAGAGCATTAACTCAAAAATAATTGGTCTGAAGTTATCATCAACTTCCAACTCATCATCTTCACCACTAATTTCAGGTGGTGCATAACAAGTAATTGTCAGTGTAGCACTTAAACCTTTTGGAACAGGTGGATCTACAATAATCACTTTCGGATCAGCTTCATCATACGAATATGATTTCACTGTGTACTCAGACGAAGATGAGCGGGTACTTGATGTACACACCGCTCTATTAAAACCGGTTAGGTTTGAAATCTTAGTCTCACGGACTCGTTTGGTGATTACCCCATTCTCGTCCTTTTGTCCCTGCACTGTTCGCAGAGACTTACACGGAGCTGGTAACTCTTGGATAATCCCCTCAACCAACTCCACATCAACTGTAGAGGTAAATTCCTCTTTTCGCACCATAGCGACAATCGCTATAGCATTTCTAATGTAAGTAAGTAGGTCCTGTTTAGTCCAGTGAACGTAGGCAACATCGTCCTCGAACTCATTGTCCTGCAAATACCGACTTACTTCTTCAATGATCCCACTTACTTTCATAGAACCTACTTAGTGCTCATCACTTGACGCATTACATCGTTGCCATTTAGGCCTGCTGGTAACGCATCCATTTGCTCTTGAGTTAAATTAACGTGCGATGGTGGAACAGCTGGGTCCATCGGTGTGGCCACATACGGTGCCGGAATTGGCGGTTGTGGTGCTGGTGGAATAGGGTTGTCTAGTACCTGTTGTGGTACTTCAACGTCAGTGATTTCTTCCTGTTTGCCGAATCGTGTAGCTTCACGCTCTTGCTCACGGAACTGTTGCTGACCTAAATAAAAATCCATTTCTGCCTGAGTGTAAATATAACGCCCTGGCATATTATCCACTACACGACCGTTAAACGGTGTTACATATCCATCATTATCTACGAACCCGATTGGGGTACGATTTGCGTAAGGTTTGTTCATAATAATCTCCAATAAAAAAGGGGAACTACAATAGCTCCCCTCAATTCTACACCATAATTCTAGTATTTTGAACTAGAAGTAGGTACATAACATTCCGGATCCGGATAATCTGTTTCACAAGGTTCAACACCACAAGCACAAGCGTGTTGGTCGTCGAAGTGAACAAGGTCTAACATTGATGACCAGCACGTGTTCATCATAGTACCCTCTTTCAAACGTAACACAACCAAACCGTTGGTTTGTAAGAAGCTATTAACTTCAAAGCGGTGGAAGCCTGCTTGTGCAGCATCAACTTCAAATTTAGCTACAACTTCAGTAGCTGCATCCATTAATGCTTTTTCAGCATCAGCAACTGCTTTCTTAGCATCAGCAACTGCTTTCTTAAGATCCGCATCATCCATTTTCGCCATTAATGCAGCTTGTGCTTTTGATAATTTAGCTTTAGCTTCATCAACTGCTGTGTACAATGCTTCTTGGTCAACTGGGCTGTCAGACGCACTACCGTGGATTTCAACTTCAAACTTAGTACCAGGTACTGCAGTTTTGTTGTGGAATACGTAGTCGTTTAATTTAGTGCCAGCTGCTAACAAGTTAATTACTAACTCATCACCAACTTCTAAGTCACGCATACCATTTTCACGGTACCACATTTGATGGTTTTCATCGTAGTGTGAGTAGTGGTATGGTAAAACGAAGTGACGACGTTTTAAGTGGGCTGCATATTCAACGTGTGCGTTGAATGGAGTTAATTCAGACTCCCAAGCCACATCCATCATTCCGTAGTGGCGTTTGTTACCACCGAGGAAAATCGAATAACGTTTAGCCATTAGTTGCCTCCTAAACCTGCAGGTTTGTTGAAGTTCACAGTCGCATACAATGTAGCGATGTGTTCAGGACGAATCACTTCGAAATCGTACACTTGTAAACCACGCCAGTATTGAGCAAATGAAGTTTCCACTTGGTCAATGTGTTGTTGTTTAGTCATTTGTGTAACGAAGCCAGTTGCTGTGTCTAAACCTGCAACGATTAAGTGAGCACGTTTGTCTTTGTGGTTTGGATCTACATAGCTCGGCATATTGTGTGAGAAGTAGATTTTGAAACCAGCGATTGACGGAATGGTCTCAGCTAACAACACCGGTTTATTACCAGTTTTGCACATATCGTTTAACCAGTTGTTCTGTAAGAACAAGGTACGAGCTGAACCTGGTAACACCAAGTAACGACCACGCATTGGGCATTGTGCTTCGTCTAATACTGCAGCTAAGAAGCCGATGTATTGTAAGAAGTTTTCTGCATCAAGGTGGATTGGGCGACCGTACATACCTAAATCGTACATACCGGATACTTTACCAGCACGAGAACCACGGTTAAATGGATCTGCTTTACGAGGTACATAGTCTAATACTTCGAAGTCAATTTGTTGTTTTAACTGTTCTTGACAGTTAGCGATGAACTCATTAACCCAAGTTTTAATGTTTTGAATTTGTTTTACATCAATTTCATCAAGCTTCAAGTTCCAGTACTTAGCACGATTGATAACCATTGTTACGGTTTCAGTGTTAAGTTCAGAGAACTCTAATGGTTGGTTCTTTTGATAATTGAAGATTTCACCAACGGGTGCTTTACGGAAAGTGATTTGATCACCTACATCTCGGATCTCACTTGGAACCACGGAATGTGATGTGATAACACCGGTCACAGTATCGTGGTATGTGCGGTGAATCATCTCTTTCGCAAACAGCGGGCTATTCAAGAATTGGTATACTCGATAACCACTCGCTGACTGCATAGTTGGTTTAGCCGTACGAATTGGGCCTGCCATATTTTATGCTCCTAACTTATGACTCATAATCGACGTTGTTGTTCATCTCTGCATCACGATAAGCCTCCAAAATTCTGGAATACTTATCAAGCGTAATAAGACCAGCATTGTAGTCGTTCTCCGCTTTAATGAGCTTAGAGTATGCCAACATTTTCGACCCTTTGTCAGAAGTAGGGGGGGTTCCTGACTGTGGTCTTCCTGGTGCAACGTTTTGCACCCCTGGTTGTTGTGTAGGTTTAAACCCTGACACAATCTCTTTGACAGCTGCTATGTTCCCATTTTGGAGTGCTGCTGTCAATTCCGCTTCTACAGTCCATTGACCGCCTGAACGTGGTGCCGCCTGTTTTAGGTAAGCATTAAATTCAGGAGTAGCCGATGTTGTAGCTAAATACGGGATTTCTTGGTGTAAACGAACGTGGAACTCACGTAGACGTTGTTGCTTAACTTGTTGCTCAGTTTGTTCAACGTGTTGTTGAGCTTGGGCAAGTCTTTCTTCCAATGGTCGAACCGCTTGTTTGTACATTTGGTTAGCGATTTGTTTCGCAACTTTTGCCACCAACGGACTAGAACGTTCGAACATTTCTTTTTCTTCATCTGACAACTCAGTCTCAGTAGGATCAAAAATGTAATCCTTTGGAGCCTCTGCAGGTTTTTGTTCTGCAGGTTTCGGGTTGTTGATGCCCTGGAAGATACTTTCGTATGCTTCATTTTTACCTTGCTCAATAGCAAGCTTACGTTGTAGTTCAAACGGATCAACGTTGTCTGCATTGCCTACTGGTTGAGAAGATGTTGATGTTTGAGTGGCTGGTGCTGCAGGTTGTTCCGCACTTTGTCCGCCTACTGTAAATTCATTAACGTCAAAATCGTCTTCACCTTGTGATTCGCCTGGTTGCGGTTCCACTGCACCTGGTGCTTCTTCAGCACCTTGGTCGTGTTTACCTTGTTCAAGTTCATCTAAAAAGTTGTTGAGCTCCGAGGGATCGTATTGGGTTGTCATCTCTATTTACCATTTTTAAGTTCATCAATGAGGTGTTTCAACATAGAGACACGACCACGAGCGAACTCTGTAGCTGTGTTTTCTTCATATTGAACACGCTCCTCTTTAAGCAGATCTTCTAAATACGCTGTGTATTCTTGGAACTGCACACTACTTTTCGTAAGAGCTAATACTTTCTTACGACGTTTATAAAAATTTTCTACTGGTTTACCGTTCGACATAGGGTTTAACCTCATACGTATCAATTATATTAACACACGCTCTCGTATTATCAAATCCTAAGTTTACAATACGATAGTATGCTTTTGCTGGTGTAGTATACACGAACGGACTCGTTTTGTTATCAAAAGTTACACGTTCACCTTTAATTAACACTGGATGGAACTTCAAGTCATCCATACACTGTGACTGCTCGTCAAACGGTGCGTACTCAATACCAAACAAATCATCTTCGGTGGCACACTCGATGTGAAATACTAACGCTGTGTTGGCTTTGAACAGCTTGTAGGCTGAGTAGCCTGTTTTGCACTTCATTCTTGCTCCTTAACTAAATCTTCGTCAAATAACACGCCTAGAGCAACTTTGTATGCGATGATCTTCTTACGTGTATCTTCATTAACTGGTTCACTCTCAAAGAGTTCTCTCTCTAAATTCAACTCACGTAACAGAACAGCCTTGATGTCTTCGACACCTGGGCTCGTTCTAAATACTTTTAACGCATACGCTTCTTTGCGTGAAACAACGACGGACATTTAGCACCCCTTGTTTGCGTTCATTAATAACACTTCTTTATATTCAGAAGTTAGTGTCTCACCAATTAAGTGGACTTTGATGTCAGCGTCAGACACTTCATCATAGTATTTGCTACTGTCTAATGAACAAGCTGTCACACTGTATCTACCTTTCGGTAAGTACATTACGTCGCAAGTTTCTCCGAACGGGATACATTCTTCATCGCTACAACAGCCATCTGATACATCTACCAATCGGAAGATTTGTACAGACGGGTTATAGGTGAACTTGTCTGTATCACTCAACTCAGCTTTCACATAAAGTGCGATGGCTTCATTAAGGGTTAGCTCTACTGGCTTCACATCTAGTGCAACACCGTCTTCTTTTTTAATTTTTAAAGTTTTCTTAAACGCCATTATAACGCTCCAGGTTGTGGGTTGCCACCGCCACCCATACTATTCATATTAGCAATCGCACCAGCGGCAGAACCACTTCGACCATCCAAGGTTGCCCCTTGTACCATCGGGTTCGGTGCTTGCGGAACACTTCCACCTGTAACAGCTCGTTGGAACTCATAATCAGGGAATATGTCATCGGTAGGCACACCAACTGATTTGAATAACTCAAACACCAATGCTTTGATACCTTTAGCAGGAATAATAGGTTGTCCTGTTTCAGGGTCCGGTAATTGGACATATGGTGCCATAGATTGTAATGCCCACTCAAGTTTACTTTCTTTATTCTCTTTTTCAACCAATCCGCTAACACCACGAGCGTGAACTCGAATATCACCTTTGATTGTTGGGTCTGAGTTAAAGAACAACTCGTAGTCGATAAAGGACTGCACTGCAGGTTCAATAATGCGTTCTTCTAGAATACGCAACGCATATTTTACAGACTTACTTGCCTGGTTTAAAACCATCGCCACGCCACCACTGGTACGTCCTACTGTGCCTAAGTTCTCGCTAGAACCAAACGCTACCCGTGGAATACCTACAAGCTCATAGGCTTGTTGCTGGTGGAACTGAATCACATTGATCAAGTTCGCTGATAAATCAGGAACAGTGTAGAAACGAATCGCTGGCATACCATTGTGTTTAGAATCATACACCACCGGTCGCAACGAGTTCGGAATAACAATACGTGGGTCATCTTCATCAACTAAACGTGACTCATCAACCTCACCTTGTACACCACTCGCATAAGAAAGGTTTACTACGTGTGCAACTGCTGTAGCTGTTAAAATACGCTGTGTGTCAGCTAAACGTGTAGTAATACACTCACCCCAAAACGAACCAGGGATCGGCTCAAACGACGCTGCGTAGAACGGTCGTAAACCCAATGGGTCAGGGTTTAATGTCGCCTTGATCACGATGTCATCAATGATCCAAATCTCAGCTTCATAGTTGCGGTTCTCGTCTTCTACAGACACACCGAACGCTGCAAGGATATTACCTTGAATAGACCCGTAAAACCCTAAGCAGTCGAACGCACCTTGTGCCTTACTGTGGTCGCCATCTTCATCTGACGGAATACCATCTAAGTCGGAGTCTGGTCTATTCTCACTCTCCTCATACGGCTCCAAATACCCGTTCGGATACAACTCGAAAACATCATCGAGTCCATCCTTGGAATATCCAGGTAACGCATAACACGTAGCCAGTTCAGTACGTGTCACCTTGCGTCTCTCGATGACGTATTCGGCACTCTGTACATCTTGTGCATAAGGAGCTGGGTAGAAATCAAATGGACTGATATTTTCAACAGAGCGTACAACACGTTTACGAACGACTTGTCGACCGTCTTCTGCACTCCACTCTTTCCACATCTTCTGCTTCATTGCAGGAACTTTTAAAATCGCTGCCGGGTATGCCACAAAGTTATAGATAAAATCACCAAACTCAGGTAGCCAATCCGCATCCTGCAGTCTGTCCTGAATGAGCGTGTTCATCCGTGCTGCTGCCGCATCTGCGAGGCGTTGTTTCTCAAGTGTACCGGCTGCCATCAAGTTCTCTTGTACATCAGCCTCAATCTCAGCATCAGTCGGTACAATCCCCTCTTGCTGCATAGCCGCATACTTCTTGAGTAACACGTCCATTACAGTACGCTCAGCACCTTTGTCTAAGTCAACAACAGGAGATGCCTTGATAACAAATGGGCTCTCCAAACTGTTGGCAAACACGTCCCGGATTAGACCAACCGTACCACGAACAATAGGCGAGGTAATGTTGCAGTTGGCATCCACTTCCGGATCAATACCAACCCCACCAATACGTTCACCTTTAATTTGCTTCAAGCACTGAGTAAGCGTGTCATAAATCTCACCCTTGGCATAGCGTGCTTCTTCAAAGCGTTTACGTACGTACGCACCTAAGTCCGCTCGTATCTGTCTCTGTCTTTTCTTCGAGAGCTCAGCCATTGTATCACCTACTTATTACGTTGCACTTTGCCTAACACGCCTGCGTTGCGTCGGCAACGACATTTGTCTAACTGCATATTCTTCTCCTACATAGCACTTCGTTTTAATGATGGCAGCACTCTACGTCTACGCTGCTTCATTCCCACCAGTGCATTATAACCCATACACAAATATGAGAGAGCATCACATAAATCCGAGCACCACCCCTCGTGTGATTTCGTCGGTACATCACGAACCGTATCATTACGGCCCTTAACTTTCTCATAAATATAAGTTGAGCCAATCGCCTCAATTATATACTTACAGTTGTCTGTAATCAAAATTGCTGGTCGACCCTCACCATCCAATCGAGTTAATCGCTGTTTAACCGCCTCAAGTCGTGGTTGAAGTTTGTTATTACCACCTGGATCTTCAATCGGTATCCCGTGTTTCAGCAACACATCAAACGGTGAAACATCCAACGCCTGTGTCTCAACATTACCTGCAGGGTCTCCCCACGCTCCCTCTATTGTGCTACGAGGATACTTTTGACGCAAGACTGGAAATAAAAAATCTGTACATAAGGTATCAATGGAAATATCTTCTCCCATCACCTCATCAATCACAATAAGCTTGCCACTTTGTGTCGCTGTGGCAATCGTACAAACTGGTGTACGACCAAAGTCGAAGCCAAGATAAAGTCGTAGTGAAGACGGTAGTTTCTCGTGTCCACCAACCCAAACGTGTGTGTCACGTCTAAATTCAGGGTACACCACCTTACCTGTTACAATATCTGCGAAGTCACCCTCCACGTATGCTCTCACACGCTGACGATCTCCACTCAACATATTGAAGTAATATCCATAGCCACCAGGTAAGTTGTCGATGTTCTCGGCCAGCGGATTCGGTACCCACTCACCCTCCGCTTTCTCAATAAGACCACCAGGCTGACGGAATAATTCGAACTGTTTTCGCCCCGTTGCGGCTTCGATTTTCGCAAACTCTTTGTCACGAGAACCAAGCGACCATTGGTATAACCAGTGGTCTTTACGTGGACCGTTGGTCGCACCAATTAATCCAACCCACGTCGGCTTACCTTTACGCCCACTCGGATAACGACCCAAACGTCTCACCACGGAGTCAATCAATTCTTCAGGAAGCTCTGAAATCTCATCGAGCATCGCATTGGTAGGTTCATAACCCAAGAGCTTACTCACCGCATCTTCCGTATCGAACGACACGAACTCAATATCCCAATGCACATATGTCTCATCTGAAAGTCTTGCACGCACGTGTGCTGTCGGTGGGAACGACCCTTTTTTAAAGGTGATCGCTTCGCCCAACCAACCTAACATATTCTCAAAGGTAGGGATGGTGGCAGACTTCAGAACCTGATACGTGTTACGACCAACAAGCGTACGAGAATACCGCACTTTATCTTCCGCCGGTTCTTGTAGACACGCTCGTCTGAACAATTCGACCGCCATATAGGAAGTCTTCGCACTGTTGCCTGTGCAAAACGTATACTCGCCTTGTCTAGCATAAAACACACCTGTTGATGTATGCGGGCAATACATATACTCATAATCAGGCTCAATTTCTGTTACCGTAGCAAATCTTAAATTAACGTGTCGTGTATAGGACTTCTCATACATATCCGTTTTGATTAGTATGAACGGCATTTCTTCACGTCGTATAATACCCGCCAGCTCTTCTGCTGTGATACATTTATATTTCGATGCCGAATATCCATCTAGATACCAAATCTTATGCTCACTGCTTACCGTCATAGACAGATACGACGTCTCAAACTTATACATCTTACTAGCCGGGTAACGGTCAAGCACCACATATTCAAAACGACTTTCCTTTGTGCTAAAATCAATCACCTTGATGTTAGTAGGGCACGTGTCAATTCTAACCCATCCATCCTTAGTCAACACCTCAGAATCAGGCGGCAGGCAGCCCGCAGGGCCGACCACGAACTTAATGAACGCATCACTGCGTGCAAACGCATTAAGCGTCGGGTATTTATTCAGGTCAAATGTATTAGCGTTCTGACTCATTCACTACCTCGTTAAACATATTTACATCCACTACCGTCTCCTCTTATGGGATCAGTTTTCTCACCGGTGTCACATCAATCGCCTCACGAACAGGCGGAAGTTGTGATGGGTCTCCAAATGAGAAGTTGACCACCATACCTGCAGAGCTTGTCACCTCATCACCTTTGGCCACCGCTCCCTTGCTAATGACCTGCGTGTGGGTAAGTGTCGCCATCTGTTTCAACTCTCTCACCACCATACAAACTTCATTCGGCTTAATATCTTCACGTATCAGTTGTGCTGCCAGTACGTCAACCGCACCCTCTAGTGCCGCCGCCGCTTTCATCTGTGCCGTGATCAAGACGCCCTCGTCCATCATCATCCGTAGGTTCTTCACCTCGGTCTTGAATATCGGCATCTCAATGATCTTGGCCAGGTCACTGGCATCTAACCCATACTGCTCAATAATCTCCACACCGTGCTGTTTACCAAACAACACAATGTCACGAGCCAAACTCGGTATGAATATATTTTTGTAAAACGCAGCACGTGACGCCCCATCGGACGTATCAGCCTCGCTTTTCGAAATCAAATCCTGTATTGTCTTATCACTCACGGGGGGAATCTCCTAATTAATACCCTTGTATTTTACACAGACATCAATGAGGACACAATGACTTACCAATATCAATATGTCCAATCAGGACAATCACAAACCAAAGATGACGTACTCGACCAACTCACGAAGTGGGATGTCGGCACAAACGGACAGGTAAAACAGGGTGGTAGCTTCGGCCCAGGTGGAAGCTTCCCAAACGGCACCATCTTCGAGAACGCCACACTGACCAACTTCATCAAGTTCGGTGACGGCTGCATCTTCGTCAACTGCAACTTCAAGCACTACAAAAAGGCCCCATTATCCACGTTCGGTGACGGCTGTGTGTTCGACAACTGCAGTCTCAACGGTGTCACCATCCCGAAAACGGCAGTCCTCAACAAGTGTAAGATCGGTACAGCCAACGTACAAACAAGCTTCATCAACAACAAGCGTGAAGAAAAACCTGCAGGGGGAGCCATCGTCGCTAAGAACCCTCCTGAGTATGGTACTCGTATCACCAACTGGGACGGAGACATTACTCTCCAACCCGGTATACATGGACCATCGTCAGCTACCGTTACTACTAACAAGACAGAGGATTTACCACCTGCTGTATGATTTACCTCATCGGTTGTATAGGTTAGATCAACCAGTATCAAGGGTAGAATATATACACACGAATGGTGTGCCGCTATGTACTTCGCACACACCGAATAGTGTGCAAATATGTACTACGTACACATTCTCCCACAAATAAAAAAAGCTCTACCTCGCTATGAAAGTAGAGCCAAAAAGTAATTTTATGAAATTTAGTTTAGCTAAAGCTCTGTAACAAGCCTATGTCTGATATTCACAAAGTTCTCGGTCCCGTGCATATCGGTGGTATGTCTCAAGTTCGGACTCAGGATGCCTCCTGTCTACACACAAGGTAAAAAGGAACTTATCAGTGGTATATGAACAACCCACTAATTGTGTGCCACTATGTACTTCGTACACACTGACCCACTAATGAAAAACCTATGTATAGAGACTTAAAACACACCACCGTTATACAAGTGGATTATCACAGGTATACAGTAATGTATCACAGATACACTGTGGCGGTGGGTGTAGGATTCGAACCTACATTACATCACGCTGGAAATGATGTGTAATACGCCCAATTATACCAACCCACCTCTATTATAAAAAAGCAGTGTACTCTGCTATGCAGAGGTACATCAGTCTGCTAAAGCAGAACTATATGTAGTCCGCTAAAGCGGAACTACGCTAAAGTGTACCCTACGACGAGCCCCCCTCGGAGTGTGACAGCCACCTGGAGTGACCCAGGCACTGCCTGACAAACCTGCTACGTGCAGGGTACACGTCGTATTATAAGCAAGTGGTAATATTTAAGCAATACCCCACTGTATTAATTATCTATACTTTATGTTTAAGCGAGTATCTCGCCACAGCACCGACGATGCGAAGAAACGACTGGTGCGACATCTTACCCCTAAAATCACGGGCAACTTTAGAAACAAACACTTTACCAATCCCACCCGTCTGAACAAGCTCAGCACTACGTGGCGAACCGTCAACAGTCAATGTGGCACCAGTATAGTAACAACGACCCTGCTGAGACGTCCACAACGCAAGGTATGACCCCACCACCGCTCTCATTGGTACATTCTTTCTATCCGTGCGAGCCAGCGTTAGTAAGTGTTTAACAATTTCCACACCCACTTTAGCCTCTTGTGCCAACGATTGGATGTCCTCGTCACTTAGCTGCATCGCCTCGTGACGCTTCGGTATCACACCTTGTTTTTGTAAACGTTTGATTACGTCTCTAACAGTGTTTACACTAAATCCTAGGGTGTTAGCTATCGACTGTCTAGAAAGACCAGCGTTCCATAACCCCTGTATCTGTGCCTTATGTTCCTCTGTTACTCTGCGTCTCTGTTGTGCCATCACTTCTATAATATGTATATTGTGTAAGTTGGAGCGTCCGAGGGGGACCCGTCGCCTTGATGGTTAGTATTGTATTAGTATGGTTTGTCCGTGTCAAGTGGGGGTGGGTGAATTTTGAGGGGGTGGGGTGTTTTTGAATAGAGGGAGTCGTGGTGAGCAGTGTGGGGGTCTTCTATATATAGTAGGGGGAGGGGCGTCCGCGGTTGGTATGTCCTTTCTTCTATATATAGTAGTGGCATAGAAACGGAGAGGCGTAGATGCGTCGTTGCTTGGGTAGGGTCTTCTTATATAGTAGTAGCGGATTAGAAACTAAGAGGCGTTGCGTCTATGAATTTTCATATCTCTGCGGCTTCGCTACGTGGGCCAACCTGAGAATCGCAGTTTCGTGTATACTGTGTATACAGGGCATAGTGGGAGTCTAGCACTCGAACGCCCACCCCTGTGATAGTGAAGTGTGGGGCTCGCCAATCCAAATTCCCATAGGGGGGCGTAACGCAGCCTCGACGCCACGAAAATTCTGCGGGCGTGCGAACGTAAGAGCAGAACGACAACACTACGACAGAGCAAGGAGAACGACAAGCCGAAAGGAAAGAGAATAGAAGAACGAAAAATTGTGAT